TATTTTGCTCTTTTAATCCTCCTGAAAGATGGGTTGCAGGTCCACATTATATACCAATGATAGATGAGGCATGGATAGTTTTAAAAACTTATTCTGACCAAGAAGATTTAACCAAATTTACTTTAAAAGGAAAAATTAAAAATCCAAAGGAGGATAATATAAAATTGCATTTTTATGATGTAAATAAAATTCAAACTGATCAAGATAAAGAGAGTGGTTTATACGAAGAGGAGATAGACTGGATTGACAATGCTATAAATTTAGGACCTATAGCTTCATTACAAAAAAAAGATAATGTTTGGACTATCAAACAATTTTTAAAAGAAAACTATATATTCTGTGATTTTTTTGATTCTAAAATTTTTGAAAAATGCAATACCGATTTATTCAATCTTAATCATAAAACTGTAATGAACCAAAATGAAAAAGAATTGAATTATAAACTGTCTTCACAAAAAGAAATAGTTACAGATTATATTAACTATCCAACTATTGAAGAATTCAAGGGGTATATTAAATATAAAAGATATCAAAGCCTAAATGATTTCCAATTAAAATTTCCTTATCAATTTCCTCATTTAGAGATAATAGAATCGTATAATACTTCCAATTTTGATTTTTAAAAAAATGGCAAGATTAAGAGAAAAAGGTTTAAAACCATTTGAATGTCAATATATAGAACCTGATTCTATTTATGTAAACTATGGTACAGTAATTTGTCCAGCTTCCAATTCAACAGATAATATATTTATACCAAAAAATATAAATGGTAAATATATAAATAAACTTTTAGATTATACAGGTCCCGGTCCACTTTCTGAACCTAATATTATAGATATAAATGGAGCACAAAAAGGCGTTGTATGTTTAAATATTACATTCAAAGATATAGAACAGTATATTAAAGAAAATATAGATGAATGGGAACAAGCTTTATTTTCTAAAAATCAAGAATTGTGTAAAAAATATTTAAATGAAACATCTAGCTCATCATTTTTAAGGACTATAACATCTGATTTAACTTTAGATAATTTAGATTTGCAAAATCCAGAGTTAGGTTTAAGAGATGCAACACTTGTACCAATATTTGAAATAATAAAACCTGATTCTCCTGAAGCGTCGGAAACAATAAATAAAATAAAAGAAGATATAGTAAGAGAAAAAGAAATATATGTAAATTGGAATCCTGAAAGTTCAGCTTATTATACTGAAGTTGACCCATTAGATATCTTTAATGAGTCTTCTTCTTTCGTAGCTCAACCAAGAAAATGGATAAATTCAACACAACTTATGCCATTAGTTAATTTTTCTGCTCCTATTTTAGATGTTAAAGTAGAATTTCATCAATCGGATTTGAGCAAAGAAGATGAAGAGAAATTGGATAAATATAACTTTGTAATAGAATCATCTAAATTAGTGCCAATAGCTTATTTCAATATTAATGAAAAAATAATATTAGAACAAATTATAGATTTTGATTATATATTTAGCTTTCCTTTCTATTTTAATTATAATTTATCTACAGAATTTATAAAAAAATAAAAAAATGACAAATGAAGTTTATTTTCCATTCAATATTTATTTAATTGAAAAAGATGGAAATAGTTATAAATTTGGAGTAAATGGAGGGGATATAAATTCTTTTGTATTCAATACATATGTATCAGAATTTTCATCTAATAATTTTATTCCACCAGTAGAAGACTCTAATTTAGCTAATAAGAATCCTTTTTATCCTAGAAATTCTTCTGGTAAACCTTTATTTGATTATAATGAAAATTTAGATCAAGATGAAAAAGAAGTTCAAGAAAGAGTAACTTTTACAATACAAGATAGTTGCGATGTATATTTGACTATTCCTAAAATACCAGCTTCTTTTTATGATTATCAAGCGGATAAATCAAAATGGTATTATGGTTCAGCTCCTTCTGATTTTATAAATCAGTTTACTATTGTTACTTCAGCAGATGAAGGGTTCAATGAAAAATATTTAAAAAATACTCTTACGAAAGGTGATAAAGGAGAGCCGAATTTATTACCAGCAGGTTTTGTTTATTTAAACGATGAAGATTTTCCCGGCAGGATATATATAAAAATAGCTAATATACAAATAAATAATAATGGAGTTTCTATAAATTATTTTTTTAGATCTAATGTTATTTCTCCTCTTAGATATTTTAGATTAGGTAGTTTAAAAATGAGAAATATTAAAATAATTTTTAAAACTATTTCAGAATATCCATCCGAAACTTTTTTACCATCTAAAGAAACAAAAACTATAAAAGGAATGGAGGATGATCCTTTAACTGATGCAGATGAGTCTACAGAAGATGAAGAAGTTGAAATTCCTTTTAATATGGCAAAAGTTTGGCTTCCTATAATTGGGGCTCAAGAAACTATTTCAACATTTGATAGCCCATATCTTTTTAATAAATCTATAAGTGAAATAGAAAATTCATGTAAAAAATTAATAGAAAATAAAATAAATTTTATTAATAATTCTTATTTTTATGGAACTTATTCAGGTAGAACAAGTGGAGCTCAGGGTTATTCAAGCGCATTCTATAAATCATTAGGCGCTAAATATAAAAAAAATAAAGTTAAAGTATATCAAATAATTCTCATTTATAAAGAGACTACAAATGGAAAATTAATTGTTAAAAATTTGTTTGAAGATGTAGTAGCTTATAACGCATTAATAAATGGAGTTAAACAAAAAAATTCTAAAATTTTTCAATCATCAGGATTTTCAAATACGGCAAAAGAAGTTGTAGAAAAAAAACCAATGACGGAAACTGAGGCTTATATTTTATTAAATTTAGAAGAAACACTACTTCAAAGAAAAGAAGGTAAACCCGATAAATACATAAAACTCAATCCTGATAAAATTGTAGAACTAATTGGTTTTGCTAAATAGTAGAAAATTTAAAAAAGTTGTTGACAAACGAAATTTTATACTCTATGGGTGAAAAGTTAATTTAAATAGCGGCCTCATTTGCCGCAATGGGTCCGGGACTCCCAAAGCCGGATGTCATTCAAGAAAATCGCATGGTGCTCTGACTCGGGACTTGTCAACACCAACATCCGAAAGGGTGCACCGAAGTTGAGAGTTTGAGTGCTTGTTCAGTAGTTTCTACAGCTACGATCTAATAAATCTAGTGGGCAGATGAATAAGTCGGTTGGGTAAAGGGCTTCTATCCAATTTTGATACGTCAATAAGAACCTCATGGGTCGCCGAAAGGCGAGTCCAAACTGACTAAAGGAAACTTTTTTAAGCAAGCGATTTAAACTTGTTCAGGCATACAAATACCTCTGTTTTTTTTCAAAAACAGGTGGGTAAGAAGTCCCCTGACTAGAAGGAAAGCTTCTTATTATTCTTCCTTTATGTATTTATATGTATATAGTATATTTATATAAGAGACATATTATATTATTGACTTTATAAAAATAGAGATTAATTTATGAGTATGAATTTTAAAACAAAAGATAGTGGAGCTAGACAAAGTTTTGAATCTGGAGCAAAAAGAGATACTCAAGAAGGGAAACCTAGATTTGATCTGATTTCTCCTTTTATGATGACCAGATTAGCTTCTTTGATGGAAAGAGGAGCTGTAAAATATGATGAATGGAATTGGGAAAAGGGAATGCCTTTTTCAAGATTCTTTGCAAGTGCATTCAGACACTTGATGCAGTATTGGAAAGGAGATAGAGATGAAGATCATCTTGCTGCTGTAATTTTCAATTTGATGGCAATCATTCACTTTGAAGAAATAGGAAGAGAAGACTTAAACGATTTAAAAAAATGGAAATAGTAGAAATAATAAAAACATCAACTATTTGCGTTTTCATATTCTTCCTATTGAATTTCGCTACAATACTTGAGTATCCAATGTCTAAATTTTATAAGTATATAGATCTTGCAGGAGGAAAAAAAACAACTTATGGATATATGTGTAGAAAACTAAGATATATGCTGGGTTGTATTTTTTGTTTAACTTTTTGGTATTGTTTAGTTTTTGATATAAATAATTTATTTTATTCTCCTGTTTTTGCTACTATAATAAATTCTTTGTTTTTGAAATCTTTTAGCAACTTGAAAAAAACTGGTGAATATTAATTTTTATTTATCTCATATAATAAAAAGCTCTAGTGGTTTTGCAGAAACTTTAACTGGAGAGTTTTTGTATTTTTGCATTCAAATAATTTCATGTACAGGATCTGATAAAAAATCAGTAACTTATATTGAAGCTAATGAAAAAAAATTCTTCAATTGTAAAGATGATAAAGAATTTTCTTTAGTTATTAAAAATATTTTAAAAAAATACAAACCATTTACTCCAGAAATATTGTATATAGATAAAGCTTACGATCTTGAACTTTGCTATTGTATTATTGAAAGCTTCCTAAGGGGAGAATCGAATTTACAAGAAAAGATTGATGAGTATAATTTAAAAAAAGGTTTAGAATGAATATAAATTTAGAATTGCCAATTAATGGACTGTCTTTTGGTCAGGTATCATTTGGGATATTAAAAGAATTTTTTGATAGAAAATTTCTTCCTAATCTTTTCCCTATTGGTCAAGTTGATTTAAAAGCTTATGATATTGATAAACCATTTTTTGATTGGTTGCAATTTTGCTGTCAAAAAGCTCATGCTAATTTCTCTCGTAAATTTCCTACGATTAGACTTTGGCATTTAATTGAATCTGAAAGACGTTTATCAGACAAAACTATTTTATGGACATTCCATGAAACAGATACTCTAACTAAAGTTGAAAAAAATATTATTAAAAATAATGACTTGGTATTGTTCTCTAGCAATTACTCTTATGAGATTGCCAAGTCTGAAGGTTTAGAAAATGTAGGAGTCTGCCATCCTTATTTTGATTCTATACATGTAAAAGCTGATCCTCTTGTTCCAAGAGTTGACGCTATTAACTTTTTACTTATTGGAAAATTTGAAAAAAGAAAACATACAGAAAAAATAATTCGAATATGGAAGAAACTTTTTGGGAATGACAAAAGGTATAGATTAAATTGTTTAATAGATAATCCTTTTATCGAAAGAGAAAGTTGGGGAGAAATTTTGAATAGAGTATTCGAAGGATCTATTCCTTGGAATATTAATCTAATTCCTCGTCAAGATAAAAATTCAGAAGTAAACAAACTAATGAATTCTTGTGATATTGATCTATCTGGTCTTTCTGGTGCTGAAGGATTTAATCTTCCTTTGTTTAATATGCTTTCTCTAAATAAAGTTTGTGTAGCAATGGATGCCCATGCTCATTCTGATTTTATTAATAATGGTAATGCTGTTATCGTAAAATCTTCTCAGAAGATTCCTATTTATGATGACGCATTTTTTAAATTAGGTAATATAATTAATCAGGGTAATATGTTTGACTTTGACGAAAATGAAGTAGAAGGTAAAATTATGGAAGCCGTTGAATTTTTTAATTCTGGTGAGAAAACTATATCAACTCTTCCTAGTGTATTTAGTGTACAAAATACTGTAGATACACTATTATCAAAAATATGAAATGGGATATAAATGCTCCAAACTTTGTTCAAGGGATTAATGGGCCTAGAAGTTTTTACTTAACTGAATTTTCTTCAACTACAGTAAAAGCTTTAAGCAATAGAATCAATGAGGCTATAGAACTGGAGCAAATACTTTTCCCTATTCATATTGAGTCTCCCGGAGGAGATATTTCATCTTTAAAAGCTATTCTTTCTATCCTCTATTCTGCTAGAAAAAAAGGTTTGAAAATTGCTACAATCACAGCTGGTGAGGCTTCTTCTGCTGGGGCTTTCATCTTCTGTTTTGGAGATGAAGGTTTCCGTTTCATGGGAGAGTATGCAGGCTTGATGCTGCATGGTATTCAGGTTTCTTCTATTCCAGATGGAAGAGCTAGTGAACAAAAAGAATTTTTTAATGCTTTAATGAAGGAGGAGGAAGAGATACTAAAAATAATTTCTTCTCATTTAAAAGGTCCTAAAAATAAAGAATGGCTTAAAAAAGAATTAAATAAAAGAAAAGATTTGGATTGGTATTTGAATGCTCAGGAAGCTTTGGATTTAGGTATTACTACTCATATAGGTTTACCAATTTTTTCTTTAAAATTAACCCCGGAAATTTCTGTAAATATTTAGAAAAGTGTAAGTACAATTCCTATGATATATATTTATGAAAATCCCGATTCTAAAGAGAGAATCGAAGTCGTTCAAAGTATGAATGATGAACACGTGTACGAAGAAAACGGTGTTCAATGGAATAGAGTTTGGACTATTCCTCACACAAGTATAGACACTAAAATTGATCCTTTTTCCTCTAGGGATTTTTTAAATAAAACAAATAAAAAAGGAACTATTGGAGATTTGCAGGATAGAGCTCAAGAACTTTCCCATATGAGGAAAGAAAAACTAGGTAAAGATCCTATTCTTGAAAAAGAGGTTGCAAAGTACAAAAAGAAGTATAACGTCGCTCATCCCTCAGAAATAAAAAGGAATTAATTATGATTTTCGAAGAACAAATCTCTAGGAAGCCAGACCGCTATCCTTGGAGTCAAGAATTTATTTCGGCAATGCACGATGGATTTTGGACTAATAAAGAGTTTAATTTCCAAAGCGACTTACAGGATTTTAAAGTTAAACTTTCTGAAAAGGAAAGAGAAATAATTGTAAAAGCTTTAACTACTATTGGCCAGCTAGAAATTTCTGTAAAAAAGTTTTGGTCTAAGTTGGGTGATAACCTACCTCATCCTTCAATGAATGATCTAGGCTTCGTTATGGCTAATACAGAGGTTATACATGGTGATGCTTATGAAAGGCTATTAGAAGTACTAGGATTAGAAACCGCTTTTGATGATATTCTAAAATTGGATATTATAAAAGGTAGAGTTAATTATCTTCGGAAACATCTTCATAAGTTTCATTCTGATAATAAAAAACAATTCATTTATTCTATAATACTTTTCACATTATTTGTTGAAAATATTGCATTGTTTTCTCAATTCTACATTATCAATTGGTTTGGTCGTTATAAGAATCTTCTCAAGGATACAAATAAACAGGTAGAGTATACTTCTAGAGAAGAAAATCTTCATGCTATCGTTGGCATTAAAATCATTAATACTATTCGTTCTGAGTATCCAGAGCTTTTTGATGAAGAGCTTGAAGCAAAGGTAATGTATGAATCTGAACAAGCCGTCAAATATGAATGTGAAATTATTGACTGGATTGTAAATGGATTCGAATCTGAAAAATTAAATTCTCCTCTTCTGAAGAATTTTATTAAAAACCGTATGAATGAATCTTTAGTTAGCATCGGATATAAAAAGATATTCGAAGTAGATCAAGATTTAATTTCTAAAACAGATTGGTTTGACGAACAGCTCCATGGAAATAATATGACAGATTTTTTCCACTCTCGTCCAACTGAGTACGCAAGATCAAATAAAAGTTTTGGAGAAGAAGATCTGTTTTAATACAGATACGCCTTGACTTTTTAATTGTAGTATATATATTGTTTTAGATTATGGAAAAAGCTTACAAATGGCTAAATAGCCACAGCCGTCTTTTTTTAGAGAGAGGTTATTTAGAAGAGGGCGTCTCTCCAGAAGAGAGGGTAAAAGAAATAGCTAAGAATGCCGAGAGCATTCTTGGGATAGAAGGTTTTGCAGATAAGTTTGAGAAGTATACTTCTCTTGGTTACTATAGTCTAAGTACTCCAGTATGGATTAACTATGGTAATAAAAGAGGTCTTCCTGTTTCTTGTTTTAATTCTCATATGGATGATACAATGACCGATATTCTTTGGAAGGTCGGCGAAGTAGGGATCATGTCAAAAATGGGAGGAGGTACTTCTGGTTACTTTGGAGATCTTCGTAAAAGAGGTTCTAAAATAAGTTCTGGAGGAGAATCTAGTGGAGCTGTCCATTTTATGGAGCTTTTCGATAAAGTTTCAGATGTAGTTAGTCAAGGATCAGCTCGTAGAGGTAGCTTTGCAGCTTATCTTCCTGTAGAACATCCTGATATAGAAGAGTTTCTTATGATTCGTTCTGAAGGCCACGCTATTCAGAATATGAGCATTGGGGTAACTATCTCTGATAACTGGATGAAGGAAATGATTGAAGGAGATAAAGATAAGAGAGGTATATGGGGTAAAATTGTAAAGAAACGCTTTGAAACTGGATATCCTTATATTTTCTTTACAGATACTGTAAATAATGCGGCTCCTCAAGTTTACAAAGATAAAGGTTATAAAATAAATTCAAGCAATTTATGCTCTGAAATAACTTTGCAATCAAATGGTTCTGAGAGCTTTGTTTGTGTTTTGTCTTCTTTGAATCTTCTCCATTGGGATGAAATTAAAGAAACGGATGCTGTTGAGACTTTGATTTATTTCCTTGATACTGTTAATCAAGAATTTGTTGATAAAACAAAGGGTATGCGCTTCATGGAAGCTCCTCATGAGTTTGCTAAAAATCAAAGAGCTCTAGGAATGGGAGTCTTAGGATGGCATTCTCTACTTCAATCAAAAATGATGCCTTTTGAATCTTTAGATGCAAAGATGCTTAATTCTGATATTTGGAAGACTATCAGGGAAAAAGCTGATAAAGCCTCTAAAGAACTTGCTGATTTATTTGGAGAACCAGAACTCCTTAAGGGTTACGGAAGAAGGAACGTAACGACAATTGCTGTTGCTCCTACTACTTCTTCATCATTTATTTTGGGACAGGTATCTCCGAGTATTGAGCCTTTAAATAGTAATTACTTTGTTAAGAAACTTGCTAAAGGATCTTTTACTTTTAAAAATCCTTTCCTAAAAGAAGTTCTGAAGAAGTATAAGAATGACACAGATGAAGTTTGGAAATCTATTTTGATTAGAGGCGGCTCAGTTCAACATTTAGATTTCCTTTCTTCTGATGAAAAAGATGTATTCAAAACTTTTGGAGAAATCAGTCAGAAAGAAATTATTATTCAAGCTTCTCAAAGACAAAAATTCATTGATCAAAGCCAAAGCTTAAATATCATGATTCCTCCTGATATAAAGCCAAAAGAGGTAAGCGACTTGCTAATTGAAGCTTGGAGAATGGGAATTAAAACATTGTATTATCAAAGATCAGCTAATCCTGCTCAGGAATTATCTAGAAATATAATGACGTGCACTAGTTGTGAATCTTAAAAATCATTAAATAATGAGCGATAATTTACAAGAAACCTATTATGGTAAAAAAATTGACACATCTAATATATTAAATATAGATGAAGCTGCTAATTTGCGTAATGGAAAAGCCTGTGTGATTATAACAGGTGTCACAGGTCAAGATGGCAGCCATATGGTTGATTATTTACTCGAAAATACAGATTTTGTAATTTTCGGAGGTGTAAGAAGACTAAGTGTTTATAATCATGAAAATATTAAACATATAAAGTCGGATAGATTTCATCTCATTAATTTTGATTTAACTGATCCACATGCGATTTCTAGGATTGTAGAAAAGCTACTTCCTGATTATTTCATTAATTTTGCTGCTCAAAGTTTTGTTGCTAGTAGTTGGGATTTTGCTAGGCAAACATGGCAGGCGAATTCTACAGCTGTTCTTGATATATTAGAAGCTATCAGATTGTACAAGCCTACTTGTCGTTTATATCAAGCTGGATCTTCTGAAGAGTTTGGTAATGTCTCTTACTCTCCTCAAGATGAGGCTCACCCATTACGTCCTAGAAGCCCTTATGGAGCAAGTAAAGCAGCTTCTAGGCAGCTTGTAAAAGTTTATAGAGAGTCATATAATCTTTATGCTATTCAAGGTTGGTTGTTTAATCACGAAGGAACTAGAAGAGGAGAAGAATTCGTAACTAGAAAAATATCTAAAAAAGTTTCTTCTATAAAATATTGCATAGATAATTCTATAGATTTTTCTCCTCTAGAGCTAGGCAATGTAGATGCTAAAAGAGATTGGAGTGATGCTGAAGATTTCATGGATGGAGTATGGAGAATGTTAAATCAAGACATTTACAATAAAGATTATTCAGGAATTCCTAACGAATATGTTTTCTCTTCTAATGAGACACATTCTATTAGAGAATTTGTAGAAAAATCTTTCAATTATATTGGATTGGATTATATATGGGAAAATGAAACGAATAATCCTGAAGATGAAAAATTAGTATCTTATATAAATGGAAATAAAAAAACTTTAATGAGTATTAATAAAAAGTTTTATAGACCAGCTGAAGTAGAAACTTTATTAGGAGACAGTTCATTAGCTAGGAAAGATTTAGGTTGGGCTCCTAAATGTAACTTTGATCAGCTTGTAAATAAAATGTTAAAGTCTGATATCGAAAAGCTATTTATAGAAAAAGCTTGACTTTTTTAAAATACGCTATAGTATTTTCGTTGTTATGACGAATTTCCAAAAAAGCGTATTGAATTTTATGAAATCTGTTGGGCAGAATTGCCCAGAGTCTCCTTCTATACCTGATAATTTAACTAGAGTTCTAAGAATAAGTCTTCTTTTAGAAGAAGTTTTAGAACTAGCGGAAGCAAGCGGTGTTAAAGTTTCTTTGTCAGATAAAGAAGATCCAATAAATATTGATGATTTTAATTACGATATAGAAGGAGAAGTTAATCTAATAGAAGTGGCAGATGCTCTAGCTGATATTAACTATGTCTCTATAGGAGCCGCATGTTCTTATGGACTTGATATTGAGCCATTTGAGAACGAAGTATGCAGATCCAATGACTCTAAAATTGAAAATGGATTTCGTAGAGAGGATGGCAAATGGCAAAAAGGTCCAAATTACAGCCCCGCTAATCTTTCTCCTATCTTAGAAAATCAAATAAAAAATAAATTTACAAATGAAAGCTGAACTATTAAATTATTTTGGAGACGACTTAATGATCACCAATGCTGCGAGAGTCAGCTATGGGAAATCTAAAAATGTTTTTGATGAAAAAGATGGGAAACTAATAAATTTTCTTGTTGAGCATAAACATGTTGCTCCTTTTAGGCATCCACAATTGCAATTTAGAATAGAGTGTCCTATTTTTGTTGAGAGACAGCTTTTTAAACATCAGGTAGGAATGTCTGCTAATAGTATTAGCGGTAGATACGTTGATTTTAGTGACAAGTATTTTGTAATTGAAAAACTAAGAAAACAATCTAAATCATCTAAACAGGGAAGTGAAGGCGAACTTGACAATCCGGAATTATTAGAAAAAATTTCTAACTTTGTTCAACAGTCATCTTCTCTTTATAAAGAGCTTTGCGACGCTGGTGTTGCAAAAGAGCAGGCTAGAGCAATTTTACCTTTATGTTTAGAAACTCAATTTATCTGGACAGGATCATTGCTTTCTTTTATCCATTTTTGGAATTTAAGATTAAAACCTGATACTCAAGAAGAGACACGAATCATAGCTCTTGAAATGTTAAATTTAGTGAAAAATATCGAAGGTAATCCTTTCGAATTCTCTTTAAAATCTTTCAATCTTTAAAAATTTTAATTGACAAATAATATGAATGTGCTAAACTCAGATATAGAAGTAATCGCAAATGAAATTGCATTGCAATCTATAATAGATTACACAAAAGAAGAGCTCTTAACAAAAGAGCAATCAGACAGACTAAAAGCTTTAATTATAAAGCATACAAAAATATGTTTGTTTGACACATTATCTCTATATGAATAAGCAAAATAAAACAAAGACAAAAACTGAAACAGCAAAAATCGTAGCTCAGACACCTGCTCCACATCCCTACACAAATCATCGAGGCCGGTTTATTACTCTTCACACTCGATCAAAGAGAGGGCAACAGAAGTTCTGCGCAAAGATCTTGAGTATCTCTAATAATTACGTTACTTTTGTAAATGTTAATAACGGAGAAGTTTTGAAAGTCGCAAAAACATCTATTATTTAGTAAGTTGATGTTTTCTCCCGCTCCTTTAATTAGGGGCGGGATTATTTTTTAAAGTGTATTCTTTTATCTATGGAAAATAAAATGGAAACATGTAAATTCAGATCAGATACAGTTGCAGAGTATGGACCTCCATGCTGTTCATCTAAAAGATCTGTTGGTTATTATTGTTTGGAACGTGGAATCCACGGTCTAACAGATGAAGTTTGCAACTCTTGTGAGTTGTATTCTTCGAAAACTCAGGGATTAGAACAAGTAGAATAAAAAAAATTATAATAATATGGCATCTAAAAAGAAAGAAGACTCCTCAAATGAATCAGACTCGAAAGATATGCTTTCTTCATTTTTGAAGAATAATGAGGAAAATCATTTTAATTACCTTCAACCTGAGGAGGTAACGATTTCTTCTGGATCTTTAGGCCTAGATACCTTAATTAAGGTCCGCTCTGGCTCCTTTGTCAGAGTTTGTGGTAAGGGTAGTGAGTTAGGCAAAACATCGCAATGCTTTGTTTTTGCTCAAAATTATATGGATAAGATTGAAAAATCTAAAACCATTTTTATTAAAGCTGAAGCTCGTTTAACTCCTGAAATGCAGAAAAGGACAGGAATGAAATTTGTTACTGATCCTAGCAATTGGGAATACGGTACTGTTTTCGTTTTTAGTTGCAATGTTTTTGAAACTATAGCTTCTTTAATTGAAAGCATTCTACCTAAAATGCACGAGGCTGGAGAGAAGCTTTGCATTATTCTTGATTCTTTAGATGGCGTAATTCTTAAATCAGACAAGGAGAAGAATCTTTGGAATGGAGATGAGAATGTTAAAGTAGCTGGTGTCCCTCTTCTTACAAAAATCTTATTTAAAAGATTAGCTTTGAAAGTAGTTCACTTCGATGCTTTGTTTTTGATTACAAGTCAATACACAGCAGATATAAAACTAGATCCTTATAGCAAAACTCCTCCAAGGCAAAGCGATGGAGCAGGTGGATCAGCAATTAATCACCAAAGTGATATTACTCTTTCGTATCAACCTCGTTATGGTGGAGATTACATTCTAGAAAAACCGAATGATAAACCAGATCCTGTAAAGAATAAAATTCTTGGAGTTTACGCTACCATTGAAATTAAAAAGTCATCTACAGATGTAACTGGTTCTAAAGTAAAAATTCCTATTAAAAAAGGAAGGAGTGGTTGTGCTATTTGGGTTGAGAAAGAAGTCGTAGATATGATTATATCATTTGAGTTGGTTACTAAAAAAGGAGCTTGGTATTCTTTCTCTGAAAGTATTGTTTCGATGGCTAAAGATGATGGAGTAGAAATACAAACTCAGCATCAAGGGATGTCCTCTCTTTATGATTATATAGAAAATAATAAAAATGTTTTCGAATGGCTTCTCAAAAAAGTTAATGAGATTATAGCTTAATGGAATTAACGAAATTAAAGGGCAATACGAAAGTAAATGTTATTGCCAAATCTTGTATAGACTGGGATAAGAAAATTTCTATACCCCAGCTTAAAGTAAAAAATTTCCTTTATCCATTTTGGAAAAATGATGTAGTCAAAGAAGAGTTTGTTATTCCCGGCAGCAGACTTAGAATTGATCTTTTTAATTTTTCTAAAAAAATAGCTGTAGAGGTTAGCCCTGATGAATACCATGTGAATTTTAATCCATGGCTACATAAGAATCGACAAAATTTCTTAAACAAAGTTAAAAGTGACGATAGTAAAAGAGAATGGTGTATTAGAAATAATATTAAATTAGTAGAACTTTTTAACGAAAATATAGGAAATTTATCAGTTGATTTTTTTCTAGATGAGTACAATATATCTTTATAAAATATGAAAGACATCCAAGAAATATTAGATTCAATTAAGACTCAAAGAGAAAAGCAGATCGAAAAAGGTTATACTGTAGATCATGACCTACAATATAAAAATGGTCAGCTTCTATTGGCTGCTTTAACTCTTGTTGGTTTTGCTCATGGTCAAACTTCTGGCGATGATAATTTTAAAGAAGCTAAAGAACTTTGGCCATTGAAAAATTTTTCTCCTAGTGAATCTGTTCAAGACAATCTGGTACAGGCTTGTAGTCTTATAATTGCGGAAATCCAAAAATTATCTCTATAATTTTTAAATGAAATGGATAACGGCAAAAGGAAACATCCGACCATTGTCCGAGAAAAAATATGCAATAAAATGGAATGGTGATAGTCTTAGCTTTTTCCAGTTTAATGTAAAACAATTCTTTAAAAAGTATTGGAAAGATGATGTTGTTGGGGAGGAGGTTCTTTTGCCTCAGACTCGCTTGAGAGTTGATCTAATGAATTTCTCAAGAAAAATAGCCGTAGAAGTAAACGGATTATTTCATGTAGAGTATACTCCTTATTTTCAAAATTCAGTTGAAGACTTCGAGAAACAGGTTTATAGAGATGTTCTGAAGGAGCATCTTCTTGAGAAAAATGGATTTGAAGTGATTGAAATCTATGAAAAGAATATGCCTTTAAAAGAAAAATGGATAGAAAGTGTTTTCGGTTCTCATATTATTAAATAATTATGCTTGTCTCTGAATTCCCTATTTCTAATAGGACAAAAAATGTATTATTACAGAATGGTTTCCTCTCTGAAGTTGATTTCAATGGTAAATTTTTAGAAGACATTAAGTCTCTAGAAGGCATGGGATCAAAAGGAGTGATGGAAATCAGAGAGTATTTGCATGGTAAATTTGGTTTGATTTTAAAACTTAAACCAAAACCAAAGAAAATTTCTAATCCTAAAGAGGCAAGAATTCTTATACTTCATTTCATTGGAAAAAGAGATAAGATTTTTTGGCCCAAGGAGATGCTGGCTGCAAACAAGCTTTTGGCTTTATTTGATTTAAATACTCTTCTCTCTGTAGTCCCAAATGAAAAAGCTTCTACTCTTCTTTTCTATCTATGTGAAGAAGGTCGAAAGTATATTAGAACGTATTTACCTAGTGTAGAGATAAAACAGGAACAAAAACAAGAAAAATCGGAAGATATCTTTGTTCAAGATGTACAGTTAGACTTAGAACTATCAGTGAAAAAACCTAAATCTCTAAAAGATTTTCTATTTAAATGAACCATAGCAGAATTTCAACTCCTCAGGAACAAGAACGTGCATGTCTAGCTGGCTTTATAAAGTGGCCAGACAATGTAGCTGATTACGGTTCTGTTTTAAAAGCAACTCATTTTGATAATAAAGTTCACTCAGCAATCTTTTCTGCTATTCTAGCTGTTTACAGTCAAAATGCGACTGTAGATAAATTGCTTGTTGCTGAAAAGCTAACGTCTATTGGTTTAAAGTTATTTGAAGATTTAAATATTATAGATTATCTTGATTGTTTATCTCAGATGCAAATCAGAGAGCAATCTATTCCTAGTTTTATTGCTAACGTAATCAAATACGATTTTGCTAGAAAAGCTGATAAATCTTTGGAAGAAGGCAAGAATGAAATCAGGAGTAATATTGATAAATCTTTGCCAGAGCTTGCCAATGTTATTGAGAATACATTAAAGAGTGCGGGCACAGAAAACGTAGCTGACGAGGAAAAGCCTATTGATGTTTTTTCTACGATGCAGGAAACCGTTTTGGACTGGGCTGAGAATCCAAGGCCTGTATGTCTTAAAACTCCGTTCCCAATTTTTACAAAAATGTATGGAGGCCCTAGTTTCGGTGATTTGTTTGTTATTGCTGCTGGTCCGAAAGTTGGTAAAAGTACTTTCGTAAACTTCTTAGCTTATGAGGTAGCTGGATTAGCAGAAAATAATTGTTTAGCTTTAGTATTAGATACTGAGCTAGAAACTGATCGTATTATTGCTAGAAATCTTTCTGCTATTTCTGGTGTTAATGAGTATAAAATTAAAACAGGTAAATTTCTTAATAACCCTGTAGACAAGAATAAAGTATATGCAGCTTTAAATTCTTTGGAAAAGTATAAGGGTAGAGTTCACCACAAGTATGTAGCGAATAAATCTATTGATGAAGTAATATCTATTGCTAAAAGATGGTATGTCCAGAATGTTAAAAATGGGGAGAATGTACTGCTTATTTATGATTATTTGAAATCAACTCAAGAAAATATTACGAATGCATTTGAAGGATACGAGCTTCTTGGTCAAAAGACTGACAAGCTAAAAAAACTCGTGTCTTCATTACCAAGGACAGCAGGTTTGACAGCCGTGCAAACTAATCGAAGCGGAGGCACAGCAATGTCTTCTCAGATTGAGTGGCATTGTTCCAACATGTATAGATTAGAGAAGAAAACTCCTGAGGAAATTGGAGAAGGAGGTAAAGAATTCGGAACTCATAAACTTATCGAAGTTCGAGCTCGTGTTCAAGGCGAAGAGGCTATGGGAGCAGATAACTATGTGAAGAGGTCTACTCAAGACGGAGATGTCTTTGTAGAAAATTACATCAATTTTAAAGTCGAGAACTTTAAAGTTATGGAGTGTGGCAGTGCAGAAGATGTATTTAATAAAAGGTTAGGGCAAATAGAAGTTGCAAATAATAAAAAATATACTAAAGGAGACTTTATATGATCGTAGAGCTACTCAAGAAAATGGGATATATGCCAGAGAAGTCTGGGTCTGATTATCTAAGAATGAAAGCTATTTATAGAAATAGTGCTAGTTCATCTTTAAGTGTAAATACTAAAAGTGGATGGTTTACAGATTTCGTTACTGGCCAATCTGGTCCTCTTGTAAAGTTGGCCATGATAACCTTAAATATAAATGAAAAGGATGCTAAAAACTTTTTAAGGAATGAGTATTTTGATAATTCAGCTAATACTCAGGAAGAAGAAGAGGAAACTAAAATAGTTCAAGACAAATTCTTTGATTCTGATTTTGTAAAGGATTTAATGCCTTGGTATACATTCTATAAAAATAGAGGTATTTCAGAGCAAACTATAAAAGATTTTGGTGGAGGAGTAAAGACTTATGGAAAGTTAAATAACAGATTTGTTTTCCCTATCTATCAAGGAGAAAAAATTATAGGTCTCGCTGGTAGGGATTTATATACTAACTCTCAAAGACCTAAGTGGAAAATACTAGGTAGAAAGGCTAATTTTGTTTACCCTTATAAACTCGCACTCTCTGAAATTGAATCTTCAAGGTGTGTAATTTTAGTAGAAAGCATTGGAGATGCTCTTTCTCTTTATGAGGCTGGTATAAAAAACTTTTTAGTACTTTTCGGATTAAGTGTTTCAAAGCCTGTAATACTTACTCTGATAAAAAGCAATTTAGACAAAATTATTATTGCGACTAATAATGATATAGATTCTGAAACTAATAGAGGAATGGAAGCTGCATTGGGCATTAAATATAAATTATCTAAATTCTTTAGTTCCGATTCTATTTTTGTGAAACTTCCTTACAAGAAAGATTTCGGAGATATGAAAAAAGAAGAGATTGTAGAGTGGCATAAATCATTATAAAAAAATCTATAAGATTTTAAGTTTCTTCTTTTGGTGTATACAATATATTAGGATTAAATATGAAAAACGAAAATAAAACCTTGAACAAACCATTCAGACTTCCGGGTGGAAGTGCTAAAAAATTTGGTGTTTACGTGAAGAATGACAAGGGCAATGTTGTCATTGTAAAATTTGGAGACCCCAATATGTCTATTAAAAGGGATGATCCAGAAAGACGTAAAAGCTACAGAGCAAGACATAATTGTGATAGCCCCGGTCCTAAATGGAAAGCCAATTATTGGTCTTGTAAAATGTGGTCTAGTAAGCCTGTAAACGAAATAGTTGGAGAAGAAGATATTTTTGATTTTGATAATCTTCCATCTCAAGAAGAAATAATTGCTCTAGATAAAGATCTTGAAAATGTTAAAGAAGAACCTATTGAGTTCTCATTCGCTGAAGTAGATTATTTGGATAAGGAAAAATATTCTCAAGTAAAACAAATTGCAGATAGAAAATTTGGAGAAAAAAATTCTTATGTGAAAAATTTATTTATTTTAAGAGAATACAAAAAAAGAGGCGGAAAAGTGAAATATTCAGGAGACAAACCTGAAAACTCTGATATAAAGACTCTAGTAAAATCATCACTGTTTGATGACACTCTCTGGAATTTAATCGAAAATTAAAAATGTCACTTCCTAGGCTTTCCGCAAGCAAAATAAAATCTTATAGTAGTTGTTCCTATCTTGCATATTTAAAATATAACTGTGGTTTGCCTTCAAAGGGAAATACTGGTTCAAAACTGGGTGGAATAACTCATATTATTTTAGAATGTTTGGCTCATCCAAAAAGAAAAGAAAAGGTGAGTCAAGCTCTTGCTTGCGAAAGGCCATTATCATTACCATGTCTTCATAGACTTACTTCCAAATGGCTCAAAAAAGAAGAAGTGGATTCTTCTGAAAATTATGAAAAAATAAATGGGTTTTTGGTAACCGGGTTAGAAAATGATTTCTATGGAAAAGGATGTGAGAAATATGAGACAGAATACGAATTCAATATAAATAATGGCAAATATTGGATTTATGGTTTTATAGATAGACTCTTTATCTATGAAGATCATATCAGAATTTTAGATTTTAAATCTTCTAAATCTAAATTTGCAAAGGGTTCAGAGGATATGGATTTCAATATCCAAGCATTGATTTATGCATTGGTTGCTTCTAAGATGTATCCCGGAAAAAAAATAACTGTAGAATTTCTTTTCCTTAAATTTCGAAAAAATCCTTATATTAAGATGGAATTCTCATTGAGCCAGATAGAAGCTTTCGAGCATTATCTTGAGTATATATCTGGATATTTACAAGATTTTGGATTAGAAAAAGCTCTGGCCAATACAGCTGCTGGAGATTTCAAACGTAAATGGCTCTGTGGAAAAGAGCCTTTCACTTATAAAGAAGATGGTTCTCCTGTTTGGGTTTGTGAGTACAAAGCTCCTTTTTTATATTTTGAAGCTGTAAAGGAAGGTTCTCCTTCTAAATCAGCTTATTTTAAAAAAGAACTTGATAGTTATGTAAATTTAGGTTATACTATAGTTCAGAGAAAACACTCTGGCTGCCCTAAATTTAACTAATCATTTTTTTATATTGCTAACTATTTTAATGCTTTGTACGCCTTGTACGCCTTGGACGCCTTGGATGCCTTGGATGCCTTGGATGCCTTGGATGCCTTGTACTCCTTGTACTCCTTGGATTCCTTGAACACCTTGTAAACTTTTATTTTTTTTTGTTTTAGAATTCATATATTCATTTACACTTATTTCATTAAATTATATATATAATGATTCCTCTTTTTAAAAGCCATTACTCACTTTTACGTAGTATATTAACTCTTGATCCTTATGAAAAAGATAAAGATACTGATCTTTCTGATAGTATTATAAATATTGCTGTTGAGAATAATCTAAAAGAATTGTGCCTTGTAGAGGATACAATGGCAGGATTCATAGCTGCACTTCAAGCTTGCAAAGACTCTAAAATTAAACTTATTTTTGGCTTAAGAGTTTCTTTTATAAATAATTCTTCAGAAGAAAATTCTTTGTCTTCTCATAAAAATATTATTTTTCCCAAAAATTTAAATGGATATAAATCTTTGATTAAGTTGTCTACTATGGCGGCTTATAATAATTTCAATAAGGAGGCAAGGCTTTCTTATTCTGATTTACATTCTCTTTGGAATGAAGATTTGGCATTGGCTATTCCTTTTTATGATTCTTTCCTTCATAAAAATCTACTACAAGGATATCTTTGTGTTCCAGAATTGAAAAAGATTAAACCTACAGTTTTTCTTGAGGATAATAACCTACCTTTTGATTATTTAATTAGGGAAGCTGCTCTTCTTTTTGCTAAAGTGAATGGTCTTAAGACAGAAGAGGTTAAAAGCATTTATTATAAAAATAGGAGTGATTACGAGGCCTTCCTTACTTTAAAGTGCTTGAATAGAAAACAATTTGGATCAGGAAGAACACTTGACAATCCCGGATTTGATCATATGTCTTCTAGGGAATTTTGTTGGGAATCATTTCAAGAAAACAAAAAATAAATATGCAAACAATAAAAGAAGGCGACTTTGTAAAAACAAGAATTTTCTTTGGAGATACTGGGAGGGTCGGAAAAGTTGTAGAAATCGTTTATCAAGATGGAACTCCTATTTACGATTGCATAACTGAGGATGGGTCACTTTCATTTAGTGATCCTCTTTTAATAGAGAGAAAAGAAGCTCAAGCTCTTATCAAGAAACTTCAAAAGAAAATAGATTTTTTAAACCAAATATGAATAAACTCGATATCAATCAGCGCATTTACTTCGCTGATACTGAAACTGAAGGACTTAATCTTAACACCTCTCGTCCTTGGGAGTTTGCTTGGGTTATAATGGAGAATGGAAAGATTTTGGATAGCCAGTCTAGGTATTTATGGTGGGAAGATTTAAATGTTAATGCTAAGGCGGCTGAAGTTACAGGTTTTAATTTTAAAGAGTATGAAAAGAAAGCTGTCTGTCCAAAGAAGGTTTATGAAGAAATAGCTCCTTGGTTTTTTGGAGAAGACTTATTAGGTTTTCATAATGGTTTAAATTTCGATGCTTATCAAATTCGGAATTGGTTTAGGGAGATAGGTAAGCCTATTGATTTTGAATGGATCAAAAGAGTTGTCGATACTAATGCTCTAGCAAAAGCTTACCTTTCTGGTGCAAAACCAGATTTTGATAATTTTGATGCATGGCAAACTCGTTGGGCTAATTTTATTAAAAGAGGTTTAAAAAGTAATGTTACTTATTTGTGTAATGAATGGGGAATAGAAATAGATGCCTCTAGGACTCACCAAGGTGACTATGATTGTTATTTGACTGCTCAGATATTTAAAAAACTTGCTTATAATTTTCAGGAATCTTAATTTATGTTATTCTTTTTAGATCAGTTCGAAAATATAGATCTTAATATCCATGGTATTAGATTGCCCAAATTCTCCTTAAGTAAGGAAGACTATTCTACTCTAGAGCTTCCTTTTACTTTAAATGGAACAGACTTGACAAGTCTAGAGCTTTTTAATTTACTAGTTGAAAGAGGATTTGAAAAGAGATTGAAAAATGATATTGATCCTAAAAAAGAAAAATCTTATAGAGATAGATTGTCTTATGAAATGGGGGTTATTTCGCCCACAGATTTCGTAGATTATTTATTGATGGTATGGGATGTAGTCAACATAGCTAAGAAGAATAAGATCGCTGTAGGGCCGGGAAGAGGCAGTGCTGCATCAAGCTTAGTTCTATACTGTCTAGAGGTGACAGATGTAGATCCTGTAGAGAACGGGCTTTTCTTTGAAAGGTTTCTTTCCCCATCTAGAACAACTCCAAATATTGTTGATGGTGTTAAGTATTACTCTGATGCTGCCGACATTGATCTAGACATTGAAGATTCGAAACGTGAAAAATTAATTGAAATTCTAAAAGAAAAATATAATGGATACTTTTGCAAAATATCTACTCATAGCACATTACAAAGTAGAAAATGTATTAAGGAAGTTTGTAAAATTGTTTTGGGATATTCAGAACAGCAAAGCCTTGAGATTTCTGCACAGATTCCTTCTCTATTTGGGAAGGTTCATTCCTTGAAGAAAGCTGTAGAAGAAGTCCCTTCTTTCGCTAAGTTTGTTAAGGATAATCCAAAAGCTTATAAAATAGCTTTGAAGCTTGCAGAACTAAATTGTTCTAAAGGCTCTCATGCGAGTGCATATATAGTATCTTATAATAAGTTAATCGACTCTATCCCATGTGAAATGGGCGAAGGAGAAATGGTTACAACTTATGATATGGATTATGCTCAACTTGATAATATTAAGCTTGATTTGTTGGGATTGAAAGCTGTCGGTATTATCAATGAAGTTTGCTCTAATTTAAATTTAGATCCAAAAGACTTTAAAATAGATTATGAGAATGTTTTTAAGAATCTTCAAGACGTGAAGTATCCTTATGGACTTTTTCAAATTAGTGGAGATTGTAACTTGGGCGTAGTGAATAAAGTAAAGCCTAAGAATATGGATCATCTTGCAGCTGTTACGGCGCTTGCTAGGCCCGGAGCATTGCAGTTCGTTGATAGATATGCTCAGTTCGTTAATGAAGGTAAGAATGAGTCTATCCACCCATTCTTTGATGAGCTTTTGAAGTCAACTGCATCTCTGGCTCTTTACCAAGAGTCTACCATGCAAATGTGTGAGAAGATTGGTTTAACAAAAGCTGATGGAGAAATCATTAGAAAATGCATTGGCAAGAAGAAGATAAAAGACATGGCAAAGTGGAAAGATGTCATCTTTGAAACCTGTGAGAAAAATGGCTTAAATAAAGAAATTCCAGAGTTGTTGTGGAAGATTTTGGAGGATTCTGCAAATTATTCGTTCAATAAAAGTCACAGTTTTTCATATGCAACTATCGCAGCTTCAACGGTTTATCTAAAACATAAATACCCTCAACAGTTCTTTCTTGCCTGTCTAAAAATAGCTTCTACAAGAGGTGACTTCATAGAGCAGTTTCAGCTTATTCAACATGAGCTTCCTCATTTTGGCATTGAACTTCTTCCTCCCAATGTTGCTAAAAGTGGATTAGCCTTTTCTATTGAGGGCAAAAACATTAGATTTGGATTAGGAGAGATTAAAGGCATCTCAGATAAAAGTATAGAGAAGTTAAAGAGTTTCATATCTTCTGATATAGATTCTGATTTTAAACTTTACAACTCTGCAAAGGATGCAAGATTGGGGATTGGAATTCTTTCTTCTCTCATTCAAAGTGGTGCTCTAGGACATTCTATTAAAGATAGATCTAAGAAGGTTTTAGAAGCTCAATTATGGAATCTTTTAACTCCTAAAGAAAAAATATTTTGTATAAATAATGAGCATAAATATAATTCAGATCTCGTTATTATGCTTAAAGATTATCTGAACTGGATAGACTCTAATGGTAAAAAGTTTACAAAAGAATCTCGTTTGAGTACTATTAGAAAGAATTCTCTAGGTTATTTTAAAATATATAATCTTAATAGCCGAAATGAATTACTAGCCTCGTTCTTTTATGAAAGGATGCTTTTAGGATTTTCTTATTCAACTACTATGAAAATGGTTTTTGGAGACTTGAATCCTAAAATCAGAAATCTAGATGAGATTGATAAATATGTTCGTCTTAAGGGTTCTTTCGAACTTACTTGTATTGTAAAGGATATTATCCAAGGAAAAAGCAAAAGCGGTAATATTTATCTGAAAATGAAAGTTTTCGATGAGACAGGTTCAAATTATGCTATGCTATTAGGCGACAAATTAGCAAAATATTTAAAACAAGCTGAAGCACCAAAAGAGGAAGATATATTGTATATAACAGGAGAGAAAGGAGAAGACATACTTTGGATAAATCATATGGAGGTCCAAAATCATAAAGCTTACACAAAGCTCTCGGAATTAAAAAATATAGAAGAAAATGAATAATAATATGAATAAAGAAATCTTAGATGCTGAAATTATTAATGAAGAGTTAAATACTGAAACATCAGAACCTACTATTGCCACTGATACTAAAACTCTATTTAGAGTATTATTTAAGGCTTCTGGGGAAAATGCTTCATCTGCTTTTTTTGACTATGTAGAGCCTCATTCATTTAATTCTGAAATTGTAGTTGCATTAATGCATTTAATTTTAAATTCTTATTGCTCAATGGTGCCAGAAGATGAGCGAGAAAGTTTTGCTATAGATGTTGTGCAAAAATTCATTGAGTCTTTGAAAGGAGAAGAAGCTGCCGCTGAAGAAGATATTCCTGATAAGCCTGAGCATGATGGCAATTAAAAATACTCATGAGCGTAGATAAAGAATCTTTAGAAATTTTACTTTCAATAGGTCAAATTTTTTCTAAAAAAAATGAATCATGGCTTCCATTTATAAAAGATGAAAAAAGTCATGACTTTGATGCTTTATGGGTTGCGTCCTTAATGTATTTAATATATGATAAATATATATCTTCTATAGACGATGATAAACAAAATGAATTTTCAGAAGAAGTATTGGAGCTTTTTGATTTCATTCTTGAAAATGGAATGGAGCATATTTTTAAAGCTTGAGAAACATTTTTCATTTTAGAATGTAATATTAATATACAAAAATTTTGAGACGAAAGTCTCTTTCCAAAAAACAAACTAAACAAATAAAAAAATACTCGAATGTTAGGCAATAAAAACGAAAAAACTGGAACGCTTTTAATCCTTAAACCTGTTTCTAAAGTAAATGGCGAAAGTGTTAAACCTTTTTTTGAAGTCTCATCTAAAGATGTAGCTACAAATAAATGGGTTCCATCTACAGATAACTCTATCAACTCTATCTCTGGCTCACTATTTAAAATTGAAGCTGTAGAAGAGGAATATAAGGGTGATAAATACTTTAGGGTTAAAGCTATTATTAAAGATAAAGATGAAAGCTATCTTATTCCTTTTCGAATGAATATTGCTACTCGAAGCCTTCTAAATTCTTTCTTTAACTTAGAATCTTTTGAAAATATCTCTATTCGATATTACTTGTCTAAATCTGGTTATGATTCGTACTATGTTAGTCAAAATGATGAAAAGGTAACTTGGAAGTTTGAGTCCTCAGAGCTTCCTCCTCCAGAAGAAATCTCTTTCAAAGGAAAAATTATTCGAGATTTTACTAAGATTGATTTGTTTTTTGTAGATCAAATTAAAATCCTTAATGAAAGGATTAAACTAAATCCTGCTAAAGCCTCTGAAGAAACTGGAACTAAATCTGCTGTTTCGAGTATTGATTCTGAAGAAACTGAAAGTTGGGATAGCGAAGAAGAAGTTCCTTTTTAATGCTTAGTTAAGTAAAATATTCGAGGCTTCTCACTTTTTAAGTGAGCGGCCTTTTTTTATAAATATTTAAACAATATAATCAAATGCAAAGAAAGAAAAAAGTAGTATTACACTCTAATTCATGTTTAGCCAATACTGGTTTTGGTAGACATATGAAATTTTTATTGTCCTATCTTTTTAGAACAGGTAAGTATGAATTAGTAGAGTACGCAGGAGGATCTTTTACGTGGAGTGATAATATTTGTAAGTCAATGCCTTGGAAGTGTTATGGATGCCTACCTGATGATCCTAGGGAATTAGATAAATTTAGAGGAGATGCTTCTAAAATGCAAGCTATTCAGTACGGAGAATATAACATAAATCGAGTTCTTGAGACTGAAAAACCTGATGCTTTAATAATGTTAGAGGATATATGGGGTATGCCTTATTTTGACAAACCTTGGATTAATAAATTCCCTCATGTTTTTTGGACACCTATTGATTCTCTTCCTTTGCTAAAAGTATTTAAAGAGCAAAAAGATAAATTTGGTAATCTTTGGGTTAAAGCTCAGTTTGCTAAAGATGCTTTGGCAGAACAAGGAGTAGACTCTGAATATATGCCAGCTCTTATTGAGGATAAGAATTTTAAAATTTTATCTAAAGAACAAAAGAGAGCTGTGAGAAGAAAATTTGGAGTAGCGGATAATACTTTCGTATTTGGTTTTGTTTTTAGAAATCAATTAAGAAAGCTTGTGGGTACACTTATCGAAGCTTTTTCTATTTTTAAACAAGCTCACCCAGAAATTGATTGTAAATTGTTTTTACATACGAATTGGTCAGAGGGATGGCGTATACCTGATTTCTTAGAAAGATTCAATGTAAGAAGAGAAGATGTTTTAACTACTTATGTATGTTCTTCTTGTAAAGATGTATCTGTAAAACCTTTCTTTGGTCAAGAATTGAACTGCCAAAATTGTAAATCAGAAAAGAAAGTTAATACTTCAAATGTTTCTGTAGGAGTAGAAGAAGAAGATTTATGTGAATTGTACAATATGTGTGATGCTTATATTCACCCTGCTACAAGTGGAGGATTTGAGATGCCTGTTTTAGAGGCCTTGTTCTGTGGTTTACCTGTAGCTACAACTAATTATTCTTATGGTACTAATTTTACAGTAAATCCTGAAGTGTTTCCTCTTGACTTTACTCTATATAGAGAACACGGATCTCAGTTTGATAAAGCTCAAGTCTTACCATCATCAATAGTCGAATTCATGGAAAAAATAACTTCTCTTTCAAGAGAAGAGATAGATAAGAAAGGATATGATCTAAGGCAATGGGCTTTAGAAAATTTTGATGGAAATAAAATTTGTGCTAAAATTGAGAAGTTTATAGATGATCTTCCTTTTACTGAGTATGATTTCAATTTTAATCAAAAATCTGAAGAGAATTTAGATAACAAAACTCTTTCTATAGAAGACATCATAGATTACAAGAGTGATAAAAAAAGAATTCTATATGTAGAAGATGGCAATTTAGGAGATTGCATAGATTCTATAGCTGTTTTAGAGAGATTACAGAAAAAATTCCCTAAATCAGAATGGGATTACTATATATCGACATTGTTCCCTCAAATGTTTGAGCATTTAGATTTTATCAAAAAGACAATGCCTTGTAGTCCAGCTCTAGATGATGTTTTAGCAATGGAAGGCATAGAAAATCATAAAGGTTTTTTCGATATGGCTTTCCATCCAAAAATAACAAGAAATTGCGTAGATTTTATCAAAAATAATTTTTAATATGCTTAATAAAATATTCCAACATTGTGGAGTGGAAGAGTATTCTTCTAAAGAGGACTTCCCTGAAAATTTCTATCCTGTGCCTTTTGATTACATAGTATACCAAACAGGATCAGAGAAGAAATCTCAAATTTATGATTATAGTTCGGAGGTTATCCCTATGATTGATAATTTTTTGAGGATCACAGGAATTCAAGTAGTCCAAGTGGGGGACAAGGAAGATCCTTTCGTCTTAAATTCTTTAGATTTAAGAGGACATCTAACAGTAAGACAATTAGCATATGTGATCAAAAATAGTAGACTTTGTGTATCTTCTAATCAATTTACAGCTAAATTATGTAGAGTTTACAACAAAGAACTAATCCTTCTCGGAAGCAACTACCCTAGTAAGTATGTAGTCCCTTCTTTTGACAAGGTTCTTTATATTGAACCTGAATTAAAAACTGCAAGATGGAATTATAAAAAAGATGAATGGCCAAAAACTATAAATAGTATAAAACCGGAAATAATAGCTAATGCAATTTTAGATAAAGTAGGGATAACGGATTCTGTAAATTATAAAACATTATATATCGGAGAGAAATATGGTCCTAGATTTTTGAATTTTATTCCTGATGGAGGTTTTCCTAAAGATTTAGTTAATACTCCTTTTAATATACGTCTTGATATTTTTGATAATCAAGAGTGTCTTGCCCCTATCTTAAGCATAACTAAAGCAGATATAAGCACTAAAAAACCTTTAGATTTAAATTCTTTAAATATTCAAAATATAAAATCTATTGTTTATTTTTGCGATGAAAGTTTTGATATTGATTTCATCAAGAATTGTATTTCAAATCTCATAAGTTTAATAGTTATTTGTTCTAACGATAATTTATTGAATCATTTAAGGCTTGAAACTCTAGGTATATGTACTGTATATAAAAAATCAAAAGAAAAACCTCTTGACATATTAGAAAATAAGGGTATGCTATTTAAATCAAATAGAATTTATATAGCTCGTGGGAAAACATATGCATCTATTTATCATTATAAAAATGATTTAGACTTTAAGTCTTTCCCTATAGAACTAAATGAAAATTTCATCAATGATGAAGATTTCTTGGAGAACAAAGATTATACTTTAATATTTAAAAATGAATCTAAATAAAATATTCACTAATAAAAATAAGTGGTTGCAAAACGGAAGAGCTTTAAATAAAGATGGCTCTAATTTTTCATTTACTAGAAAATGGAAAGAAGATGTGAAAGAGCCTGTTGCTTTTTCTCTTCATGGAGCTGTTACTTATTTTTCAGAGCCTGAATCTCAATCTCGCTCAAAAGTAATGTCTAAATTATCAAAAGCTATTGGATTGTATACTGGCAAAAGTTTTTTTGTTGCAGAATTCAATGATAGTCCAGATACTTCTTTTGAAGATATCTTGAATGTTATAAAAATTTACAATAAACTACAGTAGACATTATGTTGAAATCTAGTAAAAATTCTGACATTAAAGACTCTCAAGAGGAAACCCTTAAAAAACCTTCTAAAAAAAGAGATATAGCTCCTGCTAAAACAGGTTTGGATTCTCCTGTTGTATTTGTACAGCCTGAAGATGGAGGATTCAAACCAATAAGGAATGAAGCTGGCCTTCTTAATAATATTAATTACCCTCTAAAATCTAATGGGCTTATAGATTGGAGGAAACTTATCCCAAGAGAGCATATTGTTTTGAATAAATATAATTTTGCTGCAAGAGCAATCTCTTTGGATGACTTAAGTCAAGAAGATCTTGATAGACTAATAGATGAATCTCCAGAAGAAGATCTTGTAATTAAATTGGCAGGGTTTAGAGAGTTAGCTTCGATTAGAGGATATTCTTTAATTGATCCTATTCCAGTGTCTTCTTCTGGTGACAGCGTTACAATGAAAGTCGTAATTAAGTGGATACCAAATATAGAAAATCCTTTGGAAATGACAGTGGGAGCTACAGCTAATGCATCCACTTCTAATACTGATGAAAAGTTTTCTAAATTTTTAGAAACAATTGCTGAAAATAGAGCTTTTATTAGAGCGGTCAGGCATTCTTTAGGTATTATATCTCTTGGCCAAGATGAGATGAAGCAAGAAGATGTGAGAGCAGAAGCTCAAACTGTAAAGATACAATCTTTATTGTCTCAGCATTTAGATAAGTATTCCATGGATGTGGATTCTTTGAAAGAATTAGCTACTGTAGAAGGTTTTGAATGGAATTCTAAGTGGACTACAGTTGATAGAGTTGATCCAGCAGCTGCTATGAGTTTTATTGCTATATTAAAATCTAAATACAATAAATAATGATTCTAACAACTTTTTACCCTCACCAAAAAGAAGAAAATTTAAGAGAGTTTATTCAAAAAAATAATTCTGAAATAGTAGTTTTATCTTATAAGCCTTTGAGGGATATCTCTCATGGTTTAGTTAATTTCGGAAATATTCCTCCTCAAGATGATTCTCTAAATGTTTTTCTTTCTGTATTGTCTTCTGGTAAAGTTCAGAGCGAAATCTTTACATTGATAGATTGGGAAATTATTAATATGTACTCTTCTTTAGAAGTTGAAACCTCTAAATTGAAAATGACTAAAGAGGAATTCGAAATAGTACAAGAAAATATTCCTGTTCAAGATTTTAGACTTCATCCTTACATGGGTAATCTTTTGAAGATTTGCCATGATCTTAAATTACCCGGAGAGGATAGACTTTTTTCGGAAAATCCTTTATTAATTCTTCCTAAAATTTTGAGGGGTAGTAAAAATAAACTGATAGAAGCTTTAAATCAATTTTCTGCTATTAGAGAATCTTTTAAGAGTCAAACTTTTTGCGGATGTATTCCTATATTTAACTCTCAATTTTCTGTAAAATGATCCTAGAAGAAAAGGTAAAAAATTTTTGTTTAACAGGCGATTACTCTATGGGAAAGGATATCCTTGAGCAGTCTTATAAACTTGCTAATACTATAGTTTCCAATAAGTATAAAAATTTTGGATATACAGAGGATCTATTGTCTGAATCTCATGATGCTATAATTTCGGCTATTTATGCTTTTAATCCAGATAATAAAACTAAATTTTTAACATTTTGTTCTGTTTGTATTAATAATAGAATACAAAATTTTATAAAGAGAAAAAAAGTATCTTATAAATATGTTTCTAATTCCAAAGATCAATCTTTTTCTGATTTAGAAGGTTTAGATATTTTAAATTCTCTGAAAAGCTTAAGCAAGAATCATTTTAATTGTTTAACAAAAGGAGAAGGGTCTAGGTCTATGAAGTTCAGAGCAAAAAGAAAACTTATAAATGGTATAATAGATTAATATATGTCTGAAAATAAAAATGCAGTAGAAAATGTCTTAGAACTTATAGAGAAAGTTTTTCCTAATAGTTCAGAAAAAATCTCCACGATAGCCTTTGTTAATTGGCATAATATTCTTAATCATTCAGCTTTAGAAGGGATGGATGAAAAAGAAACTTTATTCAGCTGTAATTTAATTCTATCTTTAGCATCTCTTCATTTCTCCGAAAAATGTCAAGAGATAAGTGATATATCAGATTCTCTTAAAGAGGTTTCTTTTGAAGATACAATTACTTTTCTTCAAGAGGACTCAGATGAAAATGAAGAAGATGAAGATGACGAAAACCTTTTTGAATAACAATGAGTAGAATACTTTGGGAAGAATATGCTTTAAAATTAGCAGAAACAGCATCTTTAAGATCTGAAGATCCATATGTAAAATGTGGAGCTTGTATTTTAAGACATGATAATAGTGTAGCTGGATTAGGTTATAATGGCTCTATACCGGGTCACGATATAGATTGGTCTTGTAGAGACGGTCGCAGGCCATTTGTTTCTCATGCTGAGAGATCAGCATTAAGATATTGTAAACCGGGAGAGGGAAAACTGATAGCGGTTACACTGTCTCCTTGCGAGAGCTGTATTATGGACATCGCAATGTATGGAATAAAACAGGTATTTTTTAGAGATTTCTATGAAAAAGGAGAAAAGTCTTTTGAAATAGCTCATAAATTTGACATAAAAATGATTCAAATTTAGTTGACAGATTAAACAATTTTTGTATATTTAATTATGACACTCTCTACTTCTAAAGATTATAATTCAAATTATTTAGCTCAAATTTTAAAATTGGATTCTGTTTATCCTCATCCTAATGCTGATAAATTGCAATTGGCAGAGATACAGAATTCAGTTGTCGTTACCGACTTGTCTTCTAAAGTTGGGGATATTTATGTATACTGTCCTGTCGAAAGTCAAATCTCTTCTAAGTTTTTGTCTTGGAGTAATTCTTTTAGAGATCCTCTTTTAAATCAGGACAAGACCATCAAAGGTTTTTTCGATGCTAAAGGTAGAGTCAAAATGATAAAATTGAGAGGAGAATATTCTAATGGATATATTATCTCTTTTGAAAAATTTTCTGAATTTGTCTCTAGTGAATATGGAGTGTTTTTAAAAGATGTCGAAGAGAATATTTCTTTTGATACCATTTGTGGTGAATTATTTATTTCTAAATATGAGCCTCCTATTCAAGAGAGTAGTTCTCCATCTACGAAAACAAAAGTTAAAAAATTTGACAGATTAGTAGAGAATCAATTTAGACTCCATTCTGATACGGAAAACTTGAGAAAAGAAATCTATAAGATTAATCCTGAAGATTATATTTCTATTACAAATAAATATCATGGAAGCAATGGCGTCGTAGCTAATGTTTTAATCAAGCGCCGTCTTTCTCTCTTAGAAAAGCTTGTTAAGTTTCTGGGATTCAAAGTGTCAGAAGAAGAATATGGGATGCTGTATGCTTCTAGAAATGTAATTAAAAATAAAGATATTGCAATCGGAGTTTCAAAAGGTTTTTATAAAGAGGATATTTGGAAGTCTGTTGCTGATGAAGTTTATCCAAAGCTGGATAAGGGTATCTCTGTTTATGGAGAGGTAATTGGCTGGGTAAATGGACAGTCAATGATCCAAACTCCATATGATTATGGAATTCTTAAAGGACAAAGAGATTTTCTAGTATTCAGAATTGATTATACTAATCAAGATGGAGAAGTTATTTCTTTTTCTCATGAACAGATTCAAGCTTATTGTAAGAAGAAACAGTTAAAAACTCCAGAAACTTACTATTATGGGAAAGCTAAGGATTTATTTGATATTCCTTCTGACTCTCCTGAATGGGGTAAAACTTTCTTAAAGAGATTAGAAGGCGAGTATCTAGATAAAGTAGATCCTTTATGCTCCACTGAACTCCCAATGGAAGGTATAGTTGTTTCTCGACAGGTTCCTTTTAAATGGGAGGCTTATAAACTCAAGGATCTTAAATTCTTGGGATTGGAAACTCAAATATTAGATAATGCAGAATAATATATCATAAATATGAAGTATACATTTATATCAGATGAATTTTATGAAGATGGTTTTTTAGGAGGGGGAGAAACTTGTAATAAAGAACTGATTAATTGTCTTTTAAAAAAAGGGCATTCAGTAGAGAAAATTTATTCATTTTTCTGTTCTCCTGATTTTATATCTAAATGTGACTCAGATATTATTATTATAGGTAATTTTGCAGGATTGCCTCCTGATTCTGTTAATACTCTAAAAAATAGAAAATATATTATATACGAGCATGATCATAAATTTTTAAGAAGTCGTGATCCAAGTATATATGAGAATTTTGTAGCTCCAAAAAATGAAATTATCAATTATAATTTTTATAAAAATTCCTACAAAATAGTAGCTCAAAGCTCTACTCACAAAAAGGTAATTGAGCTAAATTTAGAATTAGACAATGTGGAGTCATGTGTTAATCTTTGGTCTGAAGACGATTTGATTAACCTAGAATCTTTTCAAAGTGTAGGAAAAAAATATGATGCATGTTTCATGAATCATCTATATGAACAAAAAAATGCAAAAGGAGCAAAAGATTTTTGTTTAAAAAATAATTATAATTATATATCAATAAATCATAATACAGAACATAAAAAATTCTGTGAAATTTTGGCTTCTTCTAGAAATTTTGTGTTCTTCCCTAAAGTTTTTGAAACTCTATCTAGAGTTTGTATTGAAGCTAATTGTTTAAATACTGATATAATAGGAAATCAAAATATAGCATATCTTTTAGAAAGCTGGAGTAGCTTAAGAGGATTAGAATTAATAAATTTCCTTAGAGAATCAAAAGATAAAGCTGTAAAAATATTTGAGAATTAAATGAAAAGTATATGTAGTTTTTTTGATAAGGTTTATTGTATCAATCTTGAAGAAAGAAAAGATAGATGGATTTTATGCGAAGAGAAATTTAAAGAATACGGTATTACTAATTATGTAAGATTTAATGGAGTTAAAGTAAATGGCAATTTAAGTCCTAAAAAATTAGGTCAAATAGGTTGTACAGCTTCTTTTTATAATGTTTTTAAAGATGCTTTTGAAAATAATTATAATAAAATTTTAGTTTTAGAAGATGATTTTAACTTTATCGTATCTAAAAATGAAATTATAAATAATTTAGAGAAAGCTTTTGAAGAAATGCCCGAAGATTGGGATATGCTTTATTTAGGGGCAAACGTAATGAATGAAATAATGCCGAATCCTATTGAGAGATATTCTGAAAACTTACTTAAAGTAAACAGTGCTTACGCTTTGCATAGTGTATGTTTTTCTAAAAATTCCCTTCGTAAAATTGTAAACTTTTTTGATGGAAAAGGAGATTGGATGGAAAATTGTATGAAAAATTATGATTGCATGGATGTTCTTTTTGCTAAAGATTTCCAAATTTCTAATAAATGTTTTATATGGAAGGATATTTTATGTTTACAAGATCCCAGTTTTTCATCTATAGAAAATACATTTTTTGATTATACAGATTTGATGTGTACTCGCTTTGATTATTTTAAATCTCTCTTATGAACGTCTTTGATTTCTTTGAAAAGATATATCTTATAAACCTTGAAGAAAGAAAAGATAGATTAGAAAAATCTTTAATAAATTTCAATAATTATGGAATAATTAATTTTGAAAAATTTAATGGGGTAAAATTAAATAATAATGATTATACTTCTTTATCGGAAAAAGATAAAAGTCAACTAGGCTGTTCTTTATCTTTTTACAGAGTAATAAATGATGCTTATTTAAAAAACTTTAATTCAATATTAATTTTTGAAGATGATTTTGAATTTATTCATAATAAGGAAGATACAGATTTATTTTTAAAAAGATCTATAGAAAATCTTCCTTTTGATTGGGATATTTTTTATTTAGGCGCTAATATAATGTATGACTATACAAACTTTCCTATAGAAAAATTCTCAGATAATCTTTTCAAATTGAATAGTGCTTATTGTTGTCATGCTATTTCTTTTTCAAGGAAAGGTATCTTGAAAATATTAGAAATTTTTCCTAATGAGTCTGTTTTCATTGAAGCTATGAATTCTTACAAAATATTTGATATTTTCTTGGCTCAGTATTTTTGTTTTAATAATTCTTGTTTTATTTGCAGCGAAATGTTATGCACCCAAACTCCCGGTTTCTCTTCTATAGAGAATTGCATGAGTGATTATTCTGATTTAAAAAATAGACATCAAAATGCAATTAATAGTTTAAATTCTTAATATAATAAAATGATAACTTGTTTTCTTCAGGGGGGTTTAGGGAATCAAATGTTTCAGATTTCGAATGTAATATCAGAATCTAGAAAATATTTAATTGAATGTAAATTTAAATCAGAGGCTTATACTCCAATGCAGGCCTTTCAGCCATCTAAATATGCTAATAATATTTTTAGAAATATTGATTTATCTCTGACAGAGGAAGAATATAATAATGCTTTTATTCTGACTGGATATTTTCAAAGTGTTAATTACTTTAAAGAAATCGAAAATGAAATTAAAGAAATATTTTCTCCATCTTCTGATTTTTTAAATAAAATATATCAATTATATCCAGAATTATCTTATGATAATACTCTATCTATTCATATAAGAAGAGGGGACTATTTGACTATACCGGATATACTTCCTATTGTGGATATTTCTTATATAAATAAAGCTATAGATATAATAGGCAAATATAGTAAAGTTTTTATTTTTTCAGATGATAAAGCTTGGGCTAAAGAAAATTTAAATAATGAAAATTTTATAGTAGTTGAAAACTTAGACGACTATGAGGAATTATGGATGATGAGCTTATGTAAAAATAATATTATATCAAATTCTACATTTTCTTGGTGGGGTTCTTTTCTAAATAAAAATTTAGATAAAAAAATTATAGCTCCTAGTTTATGGACTGGACCTAATGGTCCTAGTATGGATGAAATATATTTAGATAATTTTATTATAGTGCCAGTTTTTTATGATGGGGGTTTTTTAAAAGTATGAATAAAATTAATATGATATCAAGATGTTTTTCACATGCGAATTCATCTTGTCATAATTGCTATACTGAATTATTTAGTTGGGATTTTGAAACAAAAAATTCTAAAGTTTCTGTTTATATAGATTCTGATTTAACTATAGCTTTAAATGATACGGACGATAAAATTAAATTTTTATGGTTATTAGAATCTCCTGAATTTAATGGAGGAGCTATAGAAATAGTTAAGAATAATATAAAACTCATAGAGGATACTTTTGAAGCTGTATTTACTTATAGCGATGAAATATCTTCTTTAAGTAATAAATTCCATAAAGTCTTTACTACTAATTCGTGGATAAAAAAACCTAAAGTGTACAATAAATCTAAACTTATTTCTATGATTACTTCTAATAAAGTATGGACAGAGCAACAGAAATACAGAGTAGATTTTGCTGAAAAGAATAAATCTATAATAGATATATATGGAAGAGGATTTAAAGAGATAGAAGAAAAAGAAGAAGGTCTTCAAGATTATATGTTTTCTATTTGTATAGAAAATATTACTTATGATTCTTATTTCACAGAGAAAATCTTAGATTGTTTTGCTACAGGAACTATACCGGTATACAAAGGATCAAAGAAAATCTTAGATTATTACGATGCAAAAGGCATAATATTTTTAGAAGATTTGTCAGACTTATCAGATTTAACTGCTGAACTTTATTTTTCAAAAATCGAATCTGTAAATAGAAACTTCAATACTCTTAGAAAGTATATACTTGTAGATGATTTTATTTATAAAAACTTTCTTTCTAAATATTTGTAATCTTAATATATCTTAAATTCATAAAAATGAAAAGTATAAGTTCTAATAATTCATATCCAAATATTTGTTTGCAAGCCTCTAAAGATGATGCTGTTTTTGATATATTTAAAACTTTACCTGAGTACAAAGAAATATTAGAACATACATCTCCTCAAATGGGAGCAGAGTATTTGTCTATTATAGAAAGAGATAACGCTAATCTTTTGAGTCATGAGAATATAGAAAAATTTAAAGGAAATGATATTTATGGAGGTTCTGATAAATGGTTATATTCAGATATATTGATCTCTCCTAGTACATTAAGATATATTAAAGTTTTATCTGATCTTATTAAAATTTTCGGTAGTTTAAATGGATTCAAAATAGCAGAAATAGGAGGCGGGTATGGAGGTCAATGTAAAATAATAAATGATTATTTTAATGTAAAAAATTATCATATTGTAGACTTACCAGAGGCTAATCTGTTAAGTCAAAAATATTTGAAAAAATTAAACATTGATAATGTAAGGTTTTCTACTTCGAAAGATTTAACTCCTGAAGATTACGATTTGGTTATAAGTAATTACGCTTATACAGAGTTGGATAGAGAATTACAAGATATTTATAAATTAAACATAATAGATAATTCAAGAAATGGTTATTTAACATGCAATTTTATATCTAATTTGTTTATTGATAATTCAGATTTTTATTCAAGAGAAGAATTAATTAATTTAAAAGAAAAAGTGGAAATATTCAAAGAAGAACCTTTAAGTCACTCTGATAATTTCTTATTGACATGGAAAAATAATTAAAATATATATGATACATTGTATAGGAGATAGTCATTCTTGTTTTTTTTCTGGCAGAGAGGAAATGCAACCTGTTTGGCCAGAAGAATCAAATGATAAACTTCCATATTTTAAATCTTATAGGATAGGACCAGCAACAGCTTATAATTTATTTTATAAAATTCCAGTAATAGATGAAATTTTAAAGCTAAAAGTGGATAAGGATAAAGATATTGTTATTTTTTGTTTTGGAGAAGTCGATATTAGAGCTCACTTATTGAAACAAAAAGAGATACAAAATAAAGAAATAGATATTATAGTTAAAGAATGTGTTGATAGATATTGGTCTGTAGTATTGCATTTTTATAATTTAGGCTATAGAATGGGGGTTTGGGCACCTATAGCTTCTTGGGGAGAAGAAAAACCTTATTCAGGTCCATCTTTTGGAAGTAATTTAGATAGAAATTTAGTTACTCATATTTTCACTGATTATTTAAGCTATTTATCTTCTAGTACTGATATAAAAATAATATCTATTTTTGAAAAAATGTTAAATGATAATTATTCAACAAATGTTTTTTACTTAGATGAATGGGATGGTTGTCATATACATTTGAATCAAAACGCTATGCCTATAGCTATAGAAGAATTCAAAAAAAATAATATTATATAAAATAATTTTTTTGTTTATAGAAAATATTAAAACATAAATTGTATAAAAATGTATATATTTATGTCTATATATGAATTTTACATTTGGGATAATTACGGATGGCAATGCTGACGATAGAGTAAATTTAATAATTGATTCTATCGAAAAGCAAAATATAAAAAACTATGAAGTGATAGTTGTTGGCCCTAATTATTACAATAGAAAGAATACTACTTCTATTCTTTTTAAAGAAGACCCTCGCGGTCACATTACTTATAAAAAAAATTTAATAACTTATAATGCTAAGTATGATAATGTAGTATATATGCATGATTATTATGCTTTGGAACCCGAATGGTATTTAGGGCAAATATCTAAAGGTGATGATTTTTATATTAGGATGGATAAAATAGTTAATTATGACGGATCAAGATTTAGAGATTGGTGTATTTGGCCTCATAATGGAAATGAAATGGATCAAGTTAAACATAATTGTCTATTGCCATATAGCATTACTGGCTTGTCTAAATATATGTATATATCGGGAGGTTATTGGATCGCGAAATTAAATGTAATGAAAGAATTCCCGTTGGACGAAAGATTATTTTGGGGGGAAGGGGAAGATGTTATTTGGTCTAAAATTGTAAGAAAAAAATATAACTTTGATATGAATGAAAATTCGACTGTCAGAATTATTAAAAGCGGAAAAGATAGAGTTTTCAAAGAAATGGAAGGGGAGTTATTAGAAAAAATAAAATTACTAAATGATAAAATTAATAATATTTGATTTGGATGGTGTTTTAGTGGATATTAAAAATGTTCATTATGATTCCCTTAATTTAGCTTTAAATGACGCGGGGAAAGAATTTGTAATTTCTAGATCTGAGCATCTAAGTATGTTCGATGGGTTAAAAACTCACGAAAAACTTAAAAAATTAACTGCAATGAAAGGTTTCCCAGAATCTTTATATGAAGATGTTTGGAAAGCGAAACAGAAATATACTGTTGAATATTTGCAAAAGATCGAGCTGAATCAAGAAATTATATCTTTAATTAAAAATCTTTCAGAAAATGGTTATAAAATTGCTTGTTGTTCTAATTCTATCCGTAGAACTGTATTAACTGTTTTGTCTAAATTGGGTATTATCGAGTATTTTGATTTTATTATTTCCAATGAAGACGTTGAGAATGGGAAACCTCATCCAGAAATGTACTGGAAGGCTATTTCTGAAGCCAAATGTCTTGCAGAAGAAACTTTAATAATAGAAGATTCTCCTTATGGATTATTAGCGGCACAAAGAAGTCAATCTCATGTACTTAGAGTAAGAGACTCTTCTGAAGTTACTTCTAAAAATATTTTTACAAAAATAATGTCAATCAATACTAATTCTAAACCGATGATTCCTAAATGGTCAGATAGTAAACTTAATATTTTAATTCCAATGGCTGGAGCTGGCTCTCGTTTTGAAAAAGCTGGATATACCTTTCCTAAGCCTTTGATTGAAGTAAATGGAAAGCCTATGATTCAAGTTGTAGTGGAGTCTTTGAATATTGAAGCTAATTATATATATATTGTTCAAAAATCTCATAGAGAAAAATATAACTTAGATACATTATTAAATTTAATTACTCCAAATTGCACAGTTTTAGAAGTGGATGGATTAACAGAAGGAGCAGCATGTACAGCTTTAATAGCTAAAGAATTTATTGATAATGATTGTCCATTATTCTTTGCAAATTCTGATCAGTATGTAGACTGGAATTCTAGTGAGTTTATGTATAAGATGCAAGAAACAAATTCTGACGGTGGTATTGTTACTTTTTCCAGTACTCATCCTAAATGGAGTTATGCAAAAGTCGATAATAATGGACTCGTTTTAGAAGTCGCAGAAAAAAAACCAATTTCAGATAAAGCTACAATAGGATATTATTTTTGGAAAAATGGTTCAGATTTCGTAAAGTATGCGGAGCAAATGATAAATAAAGATTCAAGGGTTAATGGTGAATTTTATGTTTGCCCAGTTTTCAATGAAGCTATACAAGATGGAAAAGAAATAAGAACATTTCAGGCTGAGAATATGTGGGGACTTGGAACTCCTGAAGATCTTAATTATTTCATAGAAAATTATAATAAATGTTAGTCAATCTTTAATAAAATTATATCAAAATGAAGATTGCTGTTGTTATATTGGCTGGAACCAGAGATGAATGTTTTTGGCCATCGTATCGCAACTGTGAATCTGGAATTTCTCATGATTTAATCGTTGTTCACAGAGATGGCTTAGGTTTATTTAATAAGATAGAAAATAAAAATGGTTCTATTTTTTTCTTAAATAAGATTATAGATGGAAAAGATATTCCTCATAAAGCCTTTGGCGCTTATAGATATGCCTTTCAACAATTTCAATCTTATTTTGATACTTTTATTTTTATTTCTGACGATGTTATATTAAAAAGAGATAATTGGCTTTTAGATATTGTTTCAACTTTAAATTCAAATGAAAAATTAGGTTTTGGAGGCAGTCAAATATTTAATGAGGGGAAAAGGTATCCACATGAAAGTCATATTAGAGCTCCATTTTGGTTTGCTAAGACGGAGGCTTTGGAAAAAACTAAGTGGGAATTCGAAAGTGATCATGAAGGAGAAATGAGGATAGGGGACCAGATAACTGAAGCAGGTTATTTTGGAGTTCAAGTTGGCAATAAAATCAATTTAGGATATGACGCTCTTGAATTAGATCATATAACACAATTAATAGAAAAAAAGTTTTCTATAAATACTTTTCCATTTGACAAATTTAAAAATGGTGAAAATATATTAGAGTTAGTCGAAGAGCAGTCAATTTTTTCCCCTTACTCTCACATTGGGGAGCAGAAACTTTTTGAAGATCTAGAGCCTTTTGATGGACTTGTATATTTTCCCAGTCTTCATATAGCGAAAGAACATGCAGCACTGATAAATAAAGGAAATAATACATTTACCATAAGATGAATTTCGATCAAGTCATAGAGTATTTAAAATTTAAAAAAGGAGTTGAATTTGGAGGGCCTACGGAACTTTTTTCGAATAGCATTTATAAAATGCCTTTGTACTCTCATACATTATTAGATGGAGCTAACATTTTTGAGGAAAATTATTTTCAGAATGGATTTTCAGATGAGTTCCCTTATGGAGTTATTCCCGGAAAACAATTTGATGTAGATTGCACAGATTTATCTTCTATTAAAAGAATGGATAACCCTTATGATTTTGTGGTTACTTCTCATCTAATAGAACATGTGGCTAATCCAATTAGAACAATATTAAACTGGAAAGATTTCGTTTTAAAAACAGAAGGTTATATTTTATCAATTATACCTGATTACAGGAATTGTTTTGATCGTAAAAGACCACTTACCACATTAGATCATCTTATTGATGATTTTATTTCAAATGTTGATGAAGGAGATGAAACTCACGTAAAAGAACAAATGGAATTACACGATTGGAGTATGGGAGGACATAAAGATTTTTATGAACTTTGCAAAAAAAATTATAAAACAAGAGTTGTTCATCATCACACATTCACAGAAGAGTCTTTTAAAAACATGATGGAGTTTTGCGGATTTAAAAATATTCTATCTTACAAGAATGACGATTTAAATATTGTTAATCTATCTTTAAAATCCTAAATAAACATAAAACAATTTTTTAATTCAAATTCAATTAAATGAAAATTTTAACTATCAATTATTTGTCTCATGGTAGACCAGAGTATTTTTCTTTGAGTAAAAATATATTAAAGAATATCTCTGATGAAAATAAATCAAAAATACATCTTAATATACTTTATTCTAGAGATTTTGATTGGGAATCAGAAATAGAAGGGTTAGGAATATCTACTTCTTTATATAAGATAGATGAAAATAGGTACGATAACTATTTGTATAAAATAAAAATAGCCACAGAAGCTTCTACTAAGTATAGTTGTAAACTAGATGAGGACTGCTTTATTAGCGAGCATACATGGGATTATATAATAAATAATCTTGATATATTAGAAGATGAGAAAAATATTGTTTTGAGTCCAATTATTTCCAATAATATACCTTTTTGTGATTTATTTATGGAGCAATTCTTAGATAAAAATGTTTTTGAGAATGTTTGTAATCTTTTTCTAAAACAAAGAATGCCGAATGGTTTATGGGGAGTTGATTACTCTAGTTTAGATCGTTTTACTATTTTTTCAGATAAATGGGACTGTGAACTTTTTTATAAAGCTGTATTAGAACTTGACACAGATACAAAAGGAATTCATCCTCTAAGAATAAATTATGAGGCTCAAGTTTTAATAAATGATTTTATAATTTCTAATCCTGAAAAAATATTTAATAGGCAAAATTATTCTATCAGTTTTCTGTCAAGACCATATTTTACTAATAGTTTTTTCTTTATCAAAACTGAAACATGGAAAAATATAATTAACTCTGTAATATACGATGCTTATGATGAGATTACTTTAAATAAACAGATGAGAGATAGTAATAAAAAAATTGCTTATATTAACAACGGTTTTTGTAGTCATATGATGTTCAATACGGTTTACGGAAATAAAAATAAATGGAATATTGGAGGTGAAGATGGGTGGACATATGAAAAAGAATTCTATATACAACTAAAAGATAAATATGACATGTTGCATTTAGTATAGTATCTCAGTTTTTTCTTTAAAAAAAATATAATTTAATATAAAAATGATAACAATAATAACAGGTGGATCAGGATTAATTGGTTCAGAGTTTTCTGATAAATGTATTAAACTTTCATCTAAAGATGTTAATTTAGTGAATCAAAAAGATGTTGATTTATTTTTTGATAAATTAAAACCTGACAATGTAATTCACTGCGCTGCCAAAGTAGGAGGAGTTTTAAGCAATATATCCAATAAAGGAGATTTCTTTTATGAGAATATAATGATGAATACAAATGTTGTTAATTCTTCTTTTAAACATGGAGTTAAAAATTTAGTAGCATTTTTATCAACTTGTATTTTTCCAGACGATATATCTTATCCTTTGACTGAAAAAAAAATACATTTAGGCCCTCCTCATTTTTCAAATGATTCTTATGCCTATGCAAAAAGAATGTTAGATATTCAAATTAAATCTTATAAGGAGCAATATGGCACTAATTATAAATGTGTAATTCCTTGTAATGTTTACGGGCCAAATGATAATTTTAATTTAATAAATGGTCATGTTTTACCTTCTATTATTCATAAATGTTATATAGCCAAAAATAATAATGCTCCATTAACTATTTGGGGGAATGGGGAGCCATTAAGAGAATTTATATTTAGTAGAGATGTAGCTTTTCTTGCTGAATGGGTTTTAGAAAATTATAATGAAGAAGAACCTATTATTTTATCTTCTAGTCAAGAGGTCTCTATTAAGGAAGTCGTGAACTTAGTAGTTGAATTGATGGAATTTGATGGTAAAGTTATATGGGATGAATCTAAACCTAATGGGCAATATAGAAAACCTAGCGATAATTATAAAATCAAAAAGTATTTACCTAATTTTGAATTTACATCTTTAAAAGAAGGGCTTAAAGAAACTATTAACTTTGTGAAAAGTAATTATAATATAATAAGGAAATAAAATCTGGGTATATTAAATTATGGAAAAAAATTTGGTAAAATGTATTTTGAACGATGGGGGAGATATATATCCTCTCATTTTACCTTCAGAATTTACGAATGGTACAGGATTGATGAATCCATCTGTGATGGTAAAAGATGGAAAAATAATAGTTGTAATTAGGCATGTTAATTATACCTTTTATCACTCTGAGAAAAAATTATTCCAACATCCATATGGACCATTAACTTATATTCATCCTGAAAATGATGTACATTTAAGAACTTGGAATTGGTATTGTGAGTTATCAAATAAATTTGAAATAAAAAAATTCTTTAAAATAGATACTACTAAATTCGATACATATGATCCTTTATGGGATTTTGTTGGTTTAGAAGATGCTCGTTTAGTTGAATGGGATAATAAATTATTTATTTCAGGCGTTCGTAGAGATACTACTACAAATGGCCAAGGAAGAATGGAGTTATCTCAAATAGAAGTTTCTGAAAATGGAGTTAAAGAAGTAAGTAGAAAAAGAATAGAATTATTAACTAATCCAGATTCTTATTGCGAAAAAAACTGGATGCCAATTTTGGATATGCCATTCCATTATATAAAGTGGACAAATCCAACAGAACTAGTTAAATTTGATACTGAGGCAGGTTTTTCTGAAACTCTTCAATTCGGAAGATCTGTAAATTTGCCTAGGGACTTAAGAGGTGGATCTCAAATATTGCCTTTTAAAGATGGCTATTTCGCAATAACTCATGAAGTAGATTTATTTAAAAGCGAAGCTGGTAGAAAAGATGCTGTTTATTACCATCGTTTTGTAGTATGGGATAAAAATTTTAATATTATTAAAGTTACTCCCGAATTTCATTTCATGGATGCAGATGTTGAATTCTGTATAGGGTTAGCTGAATACGAAGATAATTATTTAATCTCTTTTGGTTTCCAAGATAATGCTGCTTATATACTTAAGTGTCCTAAAGATTTTATAGAAAAATTTATAGAGGAAAATACAGCTTAAGATTTTAATTTAAATAAAAAATATTTAAAATGGATAGACAATATATAATAAATTATTTGGCTAAAAAAATAAATGCTAAAAGTTATCTTGAAATAGGGACGGATAATTGTCTTGTATTTGATAGTATAAAAATCAAAAAAAAGATAGGCATAGATCCCTATCCTCAAAAAGATTATATAATAAATTCTACATCCGATGTTTTTTTCAAAGATAATAAAGAAAAATTCGATATTATTTTTATAGATGGGCTGCATCATTCTGATCAAGTTTATAAAGATATTATAAATTCTTTGAATTGTCTTAATGATGATGGTTATATTATTTGCCATGACATGCTTCCCACTAGTGAAGAAATGCAAAATATTCCATTTTCGCATGGAGAATGGACAGGAGATATATGGAAAACTTTTGTTTATTTAAGACAGAATAGAGATGATCTTGAAATGTTTACTATAGATACTGATTATGGGTTATCTGTAATTAGGAAAGGTTATCAATTTAAATTGGAAACAGAAGATGAATTGAATTATAACAATTTCCAAATTAATAAAAAGTCTTGGATGAATATGTGTTCTATAATAGATTTTTATAAAAAAATGGAAGAACCTGATGTGTTAAAAGCTCTATTATATCATTATATAAATTTCCCAGATAGTTCAGAAATTAATTTTAATTTAGGCTATTTTTATCATAGCATAGGTCAAACAGCATCTGCTATTTCTTTCTATTTGAGATCAGCTGAAAGGGCTAAGTGTAATCTGCTCCGCTATGAATGCTTATTGAGAGCTTCTATGTGCTTTGAGTCTCAGGGTTGCAGAAATAATTCTGTAGAGGGAATGTTGCAACATGCAGTTGCTTTATTGCCTAAAAGGCCAGAAGGGTATTTTTATTTAAGTCGTTTCTATGAACGTGCTAGAAAATGGTTTCATGCTTATACTATATCTAGTATAGGAGAAAAAGTTGCTGATAAAAAACCTAATGAATCAATCAATGATCTTGACTATCCGGGATTTTATGGTATTATTTTTGAAAAAGCTGTAAGCGCATGGTGGGCAGGACTATGTGAAGAGTCTAGAGATATATTTAAATATCTCTCTATTCATGAGCCTTTAGATGAAGCTCATAAACAATCTGTAATTTATAATCTAAAAAATTTAAGTTAATAAAAATATTTATGAAAAATATAGATCATGCACCAGAATCAGATTTTGGAGTAATAGAAACAGACGAATTTAAAATAACAAATGGAAAAGATAAACGCTTGTTTGTTGTAGATAATTTTTATGAAGATCCTTTTGCTGTAAGAAATTTTGCATTAAATCAATATTACTTTAATGATGAAGGGTATGTAGGAATGAGAACTCGAAAACAATTTCTTTTTGACGGTGTTAAAGAGCGTTTCGAAAAAATCATAAATCATAAAATAGAAAATTGGGAGGATCAAGGTATGAATGGCAGGTTTCAAAGTTGTAAAGCTGGAACACCATTAGTATATCATTGTGATGGTCAAAAGTGGGCCGCAATGGTATACCTTACTCCAGACGCTCCTATTGAATGTGGTACAACTTTTTATAGGCATAAAGAAACAAAGAAATATCATATGACTCAACTTAATTGGGATGAAGGCGAAGGGCTTAAGGTATTTAATCAAAAAACATTTCTTGACAGAACTCCTTATGAATCAATTGATGTAGTAGGGAATATATTTAATCGTTTGGTCATTTTTGACAGTCAGGTAATACATTCTGCTTCTGAATATTTTGGATGGGATATTCCTTCAAGCCGTTTATTCCATATGTATTTTTTTAATTGATGAGTGAATTAATTAATAATCTAGTAAACTTTCCTACTATAAATTGTATAACTTTAGAAAAAGCTGTACAAAGACAAAATTTTTTATTAGAAAGTTTTCAAAAATATAATTTAAAGTACAAATTTTGTTATGGATATGATGGCATAAATAATAAATCTGGCAATATAAAAGATATTGCTGATATATCTAGTCCATTTTTACATCAAATGAATACAGGTGAAATATGCACAAGTATATCTCATCTTAAATGTATACATGATTGGTATTATAACACTGAAGAAGAATATGGATTTTTTTGTGAAGATGATGTTTTACTTTCTTTAAGTGATAATTGGAATTTTAA